TTTGGTATATCAAAATAAAATTGTGCTAAGATAGGAGAGATATGGCAACAAAAGAAGAATTACAAACCCAAGCTGATGCAGAAATAGAAGCTGCTAAACCTTTATATATTCAAACTAATGGTGTTCGTAGAGAATTAAATGATGATGAATATGCACAAAAGAAAATTGATTTAGGTAATGCTAAATGGAATGACCAACAATTTGGTTATATAAGAGCTAGGCAAGGAGCGTATGCTGCTATACCTGAACAATTTGATATGCAATACTGGGATGCAGTAAACGACACAACAACTTGGAAAGACCACATAGCTAAAGTTAAATCAGATAATCCTAAACCTGAATAATTTTTATGATATAATCCAATCTATGGATTTTTTATTAGGATTTATTCTCGGTTATTTTTTAAAAGAAATTAGTTTATATCTTAAAAGATTAGCTATCCCTACTCAAAATAATTGGGATAAAGAATGGGATTGGATGTCACCTCTCCAGGAAGATGATTTACCATAAATGACAAACAACAATGGCTATACTCAAAAGGAATTACTCAATATGGTTATTGAACGACTTGATAGATTAGAAGAAAAGCTAGATGCAAAGCTAGATAAAGCAGAGTTTTATAAAGTTCTTACATTACTTGTAGCATTAGGTGGAGTTGTTGCAGCAATTGTAATGTAATGCTAAGACTTATCTTAGCATTATTTTTATTAATACCTATGCCTGTATTGGCAGACCATGTTCCAACACAAGAACCTTATGGTTATGAACAATCAATAAATGCAGAAACAGGTGACTTAACTATTAGGTTATTAGGTTCAGATGGTTTTGAAGATAGTCCACCTGAGAAATACACAATCTTTTTTGGTATGGCTACAGGTATAGATGAGAATAGTTTCTGTATATCTACAAGTTTTGGTCATGTACAAAACCAATGGAGTGACCATGTGTTTAGTATTAGTAATTTAAAAACATACTTTGAGTTACCAGTAGGTACATTTTATTACAGAGTTAGGTCAGACAATGATACAGATAATAGTTATAGTACAATATCTTCAGAAAAAAACATAGTTTTACCTGACCAAACACCATTTAATGAAACACAAACAGACTGGTCTGCACCTACTACTACTTGTGTAGATACATCTACTACTACAACTACTACATCAAGTACAACTACTGTGCCTGATACAACTACTACAAGTACTACCACTACTACTACTACTGTGCCACCTCCACCTCCTCCACCACCTCCACCACCAAAAGTTGAAATAGTAATGGATGATGGTTCTACATCAGAATATGAGACATATGAAGTAGAAGATGGCACTGTAGATAGGGATAATCAACGTAAATCTAATGAATCTGAATATGGTTGCTATATGACAGATGTACAGATAGAACGTGGTGACTGCGATGTACCTGAGGAAAAGCCTATAGAAGAGCCTATAGAAGAGCCTATAGAGGTTGAGGAAGAAATAGTAGAGCTTGAGGTAGAGCCTGAGGAGGAGGTCAAAGAAGAAGAGCCTATAAAAGAAGAAGAGCCTATAGAAATAGAACCTATAGAAATTGAAATAGAAGTTATAGAAATACCTGAAGAGATTATAATTGTAGTAGAGGAGGAAGTAATTGAAGAAGTTGAAGAGGTTACAGAGGAAGTTTTGGTTGAGCCAATACAGGAAGTTGTTAAGGAAAAGCCAGCCGAAATTATTGAAGAAGTAATAACAGAAGACTTATCTGAAGAAGAAATAGAAGAGGTCGTAGAAGAATTTGTAGAACAACTTGAGACAGAAGAAGTAATAGAAATACTTGAAGAAGTTGTAGTAGAAGAAGTTACAGAAGAACAAATAGTTGTTGTACAAGCTGTAGTAGAGGAGGCTATAGAAAATGTTGAAGAACTTACAGAGGAGCAAGTTGAAGTTGTTGCTGAGGTATTACAAGTTGAAACAGAAGATGTTGCTATTGTTGCTGAAGCTGTTAAAACAGACGAAGTAGTAGCTGAAGCAGTAGAAGTATTCGTTGAAAGAGCTGTAGAAAATGTAGACGTAGAAGACTACACACTTGCTGATGTGGTAACAGAAGTACAATTTGAACAGTTTATAGAAAATCCTATAGAAGTATTAGTAGATTTTGATGATATAGATTTATCTACCTTAGGTGATGACATGACATCAGACCAAAAAGAAAAAGCACAAGAAGTAGTCGTGCCTGTTATTCTTACTAGAATAGCTAGTATGGCTGCGTTTATATTTAGGAGAAGTTAATGATTAAGAAGTTATGGTCTTGGTTAATTGCTATTATAAAAGAAACATTAAATCTTAGCTGGACACTTGTTGGATTAGTAATTGCTACTCTAACTTTAACTGGTTCAGCACAGCAGATTACTGGATTAGCTACTATAATAACATTAGTAATATGGTTATTAACCATAGGATTTAGAAAAGACTAGGAGAAACAATGGACTGTTGTGGTAATGGTTGTTGTAACGGTGGATAATGTGTGTCGTCTATACTAAAGACGATGGTTCTTTCGTGCAAATATGCAACTGTAAGTACGGCTCAGCACATTGTAAGGAGGTATAATGTCACATCCAATACCAGGGTTGGAATATTTTTGTGAAGATTGTTTACAAAACTTAGAAGATGGAGGTCATATATGTCAATAACATATAGAGGAGAAAAGTTTGCTGGATATAACAAGCCTAAGAAAACACCTAATCATCCTACTAAATCTCACGCGGTACTAGCTAAGGAAGGTAGCACCGTCAAGCTAATAAGATTTGGTCAGAAGGGTGTAAGTGGTGCAGGTAAAAATCCTAAGACAGCTAAAGAAAAAGCAAGACGTAAGTCATTCAAAGCAAGACACGCCAAGAATATTAAGAAAGGTAAGATGTCTGCAGCTTACTGGGCTGACAAGGTTAAATGGTAATGAATATATTTAGTAATCCAGGAAGTTTAAAGAAGTGGTCACTGAATTTATCTGATGCTTGTGGAAGTATCATAACTAATGTACCACCTAATGTAAAAGAAATAGATAAACTGGTAGACCAGTTTGTCGTAGATTATAATGAGAATATGGAGAAAGCAAATGCCAGCGAAAAAGAAACCAGCTAGAAAACCTATTAATGCAAAGACTAAAGCTACGCTACAAAAGAAAGCAGCTAACTCGAAGTACACATACGGACAGTTGGCACAAGTTTACCGTAGAGGTCAAGGTGCTTATCTATCTTCAGGTTCTAAGTCTGCTAGTATGGCTGCTTGGGCTATGGGTAGGGTAAATAGTTTTATTAGGGGTGGTCATTCACAAGACAATGACCTAAAGAAAAAAGGTAAAAAATCTAGTGCCAAAAAGAAAAAAAAGTAAACGTAAAGTCAAATATGAGAAGGGCGTACCTGCTAAGTATTTACAGAATAAAAAAAATTCTAAAGACTCTGTGGCACGTGAGATTCGAAGTACAAGTAAGGCTTATAAAGAAGGACGTTACATCGACCTCAAAGCTGTTCAAAGAAGCCGTGCAACTAAGAAGTCTAAGTCGAGCACTCGTAAGAAAGGAACTAAGAGATGAAACTAACAGTAGTTAGAACACAATTCGGTACAGATGCAACCAATGGTTTGTTGTTTATAGATGGATTGTTTGAATGTTATACACTAGAGGACCAATATCAAGCTGTTAAAGTTATGCATGAGACTTGCATACCTGAAGGTACATATGATATTAATTTTAGAAAGACAGGTGGCTTCCATGCTAAGTATTCAGAGAGATATAAGAATGCACACTATGGCATGCTACATATACAAGATGTTCCTAACTTTACCTATATACTTATACACACAGGAAATACTGATGAACATACATCAGGCTGTTTAATTGTAGGTGAAACACAACAAGACCTAGAGATATCTAAGGACGGGTTCATAGGCAGCAGTACTGTAGCGTACAAGAAGATGTATTCTAAGGTTGCAGGTCAATTACTACAGGGTAAGAAAGTAACAATAGAATATACAACTATAAATAAATTACTTGAAAAGCCTGTAGATAATCTAGCCAAAGACCATACAGTATTAGCCTCTACTGTGCATGAAAAATTACAAGAGATAAATGGAAATGTCCTTAAGTTAGATGCTAAACTAGATGGCAGGAGAATGATATAAATGGCAAACAAATATTTTGGATTACCAGGATTTAATTATCCAAAATCAAAAGGTATGATGAAACCAAAACCATCAACTTTTAATAAGTATAATAAAGGTACATCATCTCCAAAGCATGGCTATGGTACAACAACATTTAGGGTAAAGAATCCTACATTTGCTAAGCATGGAAAAAGTATGGGTGTATTACAACATACAAAAAATAAACCTCCTGCGTACTTAAGAACTAAATCACTTAGTCAGACTTATAAAGCATTCACAGCAAGTAGAGCATTAAATGTAGCTGGTCTAGGATTGTATGCTGCAGAAGGATTATACAAAGGTGTTAAGAGAGCTACAGGTCCAGGTGGTAAAGCATTCCACGGACAGTTTGTAGACTATACATCTAAGCGTACTAACAGAGGTAAGAGAGGTGTTAACTACTAATGCCACACGTAAGAGGACATGCAGGTTCAGCAAGAGAGGAACCTACAACATATGGTATGCCTAGAAGAGAAGCACTTAGTAGGGGTAGACAACAATTAGATTTAATAAATAAACAAAAGGCTGCACTAGATAGAATGTCAGAAAATATTTATAGTGACCCTAGTATTAGAAATCTTATAGGTTTACGTAAACAAAGTAATAAAGTTAAAAGTCTTATAGAGTCAGGTAATAAAATTGCTGATGTATTAAATGCTACACATCCTCGTAAAAAGAAAAAAGGTTTTAATTAGTGTCAGATTTATTCGAGAAGAATAATAGAAGAAGAAACCAAGACGGTACATTCAAGAAGGATGTAGGGTGGACTCCTTGGAACGAAGCATGGAGTTATAAAATGAGTGATGACTTAAAAGACATGTTAGAAAGAACCGCTTGGACCTTCATTGAAGCATTCATCGGTGCTTTAACTGTTGCTCCATTAGTTGGTGTAGAAGCTGAAACATTACAGTTAGCTGCATTAGCTGGTGGTGGTGCTGCATTAGCAGTAATCAAGACATACGCTAAAAAACAAATTAGTAAGTAAAACAAAAGACCCTCCGAAGAGGGTCTTTCTTACTACCCTGTAGGGATTAGAACGGAGCTTCGTCCGGTCCTATATCTTCAACATCTCTTGCGAGAAGTTCCTTCTCCTTTTGTATTACCTTATGATAATGTGTCTGATATTCCTTTGGTGTCTTAGCATTATCTAACCACCAAGACTTAGCAAAGGTCTTACCATTTACAGTATCACCTTCAGTACAGAAACCTGCACCACTACATCTCATGTCGGGTGACTTCTCTGATTTCTTTTCTTCAGGTCTTACAATGATGATAGACTTACCACATCTGCATGTAGGCACACCATTATCATCATATTTCTTTACACCATTATCGTGTGTTGGGATTTCAGTAAAGGCTACTCCTGCCTCATCTAATACATCCTCAACACTAGACAAGCCTGATTCTTGGGAAGGCGTTTGAAATGAACTATCAGACTTGTCCGTGTTGACCTTAGTCTCGATTAATTCTTTTTTCTTTTTTTCCCATTTGGAATCAAACTTCCCAGCTTCTGTGGTGTTCGATTGTGTAGCATTACTACCTCCTACTTTGCTCATCTCTTGGCGAGATGGTCTTTTATTACTTCCCTGATATTTCCAGTTAGCCAAAGCTCTACCAATAGCAGATGTTTCACAGTTTTCTACCCATGCATCTTTATTAGCAAAGCCACCTTGACCTTTAGTTTCTTGTGCAATACCTGTAGCAACAAGCCTTCCATTGTTGTCAGTTATGTCTGCTTTGATAGTTACACAAGTACCATCTTCAGTCATGTGTACAACGTTTGTTGTAATGGTACCTTCAGGATTATCCTTCCAATATGCTTTGAGCCTATCTTCAACTAACTCGTATTCTTCTAGATTAAATGACATGTATCTCCTTCCCTTATGTCATGCATAAGTTTATACAGTATTGGTTTTTATGCCAACTATTCTTCTTCTATTTCAACATCGGCTATTTGGGTTATACCTGTCTTTAAAGGTATCTGTTTATATACGCCATTCTCTTCCACAAGAATATGAGGTATAGTTCCCACGCCACCGAACTCAACAGCTTTAACTGCCATGTTTACTCCTCAAGGTTTACTAAGTACTCTGCTGTTACACCTTTGTCAGGCTTAACAAACAAAGTAAATTGTGAAGGTCTACCCATAGACGCAAGCTGTTCTTGTGCATATGAGTTATGACTTTCAGTTGAACCATTAACCCACAGGCGTACATCATTAAGATATAGTGATGTAGGTGTGTGATAATGACCGCAGACAGCATGAGTAAAGTCTTCCATAAGACCAGCAGATGCTAAGGCTTTCCAACCTAGCACCTTTTTATTATACCCGTAAAAAGGTAGACCCATACTACCCCTAATGTTATCACCATGAAAGCATAAAATCTTGCATTTCTTACCAAGATTTACCACCTTATACCAATTCTTTTTCTTGTCTCCGTCAGGTACTACGAACTTAATACGCTTTTCATTGGCAAACATTGTCTCAAGTATTTTACCTAGCATTCTATCTGCATTAGTTTCAGGGTTATAGTCACGCCTAGACCTACCACCCAATGCACCATGGTTACCTATTACCCATACAACTTCTACTTCTTTGAACTCCTTGAGTAGCTTAGCGAAGAAGTTGTAGAATATACGTGGTCCATCTACAGTTACCTGTCTATATAAAGAACTATCTATTTCATGTGCTTGACCTGGGAATATAAGTTCTCCTTCTATAATATCTCCTACTGCTAGTACAACACACTTGTCAACTGGCGTAGTAGCTTTGTGTAATCTAGCTAATTTAATTATCTTGTCTGCATATAGTAGAACTCTTTGTTCTGCAATTTCAGAGTTGTATGTAGGAGTAACCTTTGATAACTGTACATCACTAAGTATTGGTACGCATATTTCTTTAGCACCTCGCTTCTTACTGTGGGGTGGCACCGTTATCTTTGGTAGACTTAGATTACGAAAGTTATCAAGTACTGCTACTTCTAACGCTTCTACATACTGTTCTTTCTTTGAACGCAGTTTGTCTATGCGTTTCAAAAGTCTAATGTTGGTATCTTGTAGCTCTTTGATTTGTTCGCTCTCTACCTCTGCAAGTAGCTTAGCTATTTCTTTATCCTTAGTCATTGATACTGCTTTCTTTGTACTGTTGTCTAATCCACCTGTTAGCTGTACTGTGGCTAATCTTTACTTCGAACTCGCGTTCTAGTATTTCTTGTAGCTTTGTAGCATTAGCTTTGTTGCCTGTCCTTATGTGTATTGATAGCTGAGATAGAAATTCTTTACACTCATCAGAAATATTATCTAACCATGTGTAAGTATTACTTGCCTCATTAATCAAGTCTTTGTATATTTCTTTCATAGTAATCATTGTAGTCAGACTTACGCAGAATACGCGTAAAAAAAAAATAAAAAAGAATACGCAGAATACGCGTATGAAACAAAAAAAAAGGGGTACGCACTCGCGTGCGTACCCCTTGAGGTAATTAGTGGGCGAAAGGAGGAAACTCCCACTACCCATAGTTTACCATTGTTAATGTCGTTTCATAGATTTTGCAAAATCTACTACTGCTTCTATGTCTGATAGTGTGATTATTCCTGCCTGTTTCTTTACCCTCATGCATTGTTCTTTACCTTCGGTAACAGCATTAGCTTCGGATAAGCTACCACTACTGCTTTTAGTAAGCATGGTAACTTCCTCATCACTAACCCATATCCTAGGCTTAGGCATACGTGATAGCCATAGTAGTGCAGGATAGTCAATGACATTTTCAAGTAGGCTTTCAGGTAGAGTAGAAACCATGCGTTGGTTTTTGGCGATGATACATAACTCACCATCACCACCACCTCTAGCTTTCATACCACCATAACCTGAAGTACCTGAGTACATGGCTACTGTACTAGCAGGTAGTTCCTCAAGTATCTTGAATATCTCATCTTCAGATAAACTCATAGAGCCACTAGCATCTATGAGAACTGTACCACCCTTAATGTTTTTCTTTACTCTGAACAATCGCTTGTCACTAAAGTATCTGTCGGTGTAATGTGGTATCACACCATACTCATTAGGTTTATGAGTTGCACCTCTAAGTCTATGCTTGAGGTTTTGTGTAAGTGGTTCATTTATAATAGCCATATCACCCCAGTAGTATTCTCTACCACTACGGCTAGCTTTGATTGGCTTACCACCACTTACCAGTGCATTGTTGTACTTAGCACCTTTAACATACTTAGCGTTAAATGTCCTGAACTCGTGGTCTGCTTTCAACTTACCAAGCTCAGAACTTTTGTCTGCTAAGAAGTTTGCTGTGTCCTCATCAATGTACTTAAGCATATTGGAAAAAGATGTCATGTTAGACATACGAGTTGTAGAACTAACCTTTCTCTTTGCATATTCCATACCCTGTGTAAGCATGCGTGCAGCTTTCTTGTATCGGGCATTGGTTATCTTTCC